GATGATCGATAAGAGATTTAGACGCGCCTAATATTTGATCAGTAACCGTCAGCAAATGATCACCTACAGGAACTGCGGTAAACACTCCTGATTGATTTATCATCGACCCTCCACCTTCAAGGTTGAGCGTATAATCGTAAGTCTCACTGTCTGCTCCTCTCCCTCGCACCTTGATGTATCCGTTGTACTTATCAATGATCACTGGTTGATGTATATCGACCTGAAGAGTAATCGCTTTAGTGTAGTCATGAGCTGCGCTTACATCTATTGATGCAGGTTGAAAAGCTGTTGACCAATCAGCCCATATAGATCTTAAGGTAGTGCCATCTGTGTATTGATCAATATAATTAGGAGCTATTCTTTCAGTTGTTTCAAAATCAACAAGTGTTAATGGTGGTTCAAATACTTGAAGCAGATTTTTATCCCAATAAATAGTGCTACCCCATGTGTTGTTATCATTAACCCATGAATACCTAGCTATAAATTTATTTCTACTCATGCTCCGTACCTGTTAGCTCTATTAGTCTCTCTTTCTATTGCCGCTACAAGCACTCTGTTCTGTAGCTTAAACTCTCCATATACTCGTGTAGCTCCACCCACATCGCCTAGCATATTCTTTAGGTCACTCAGTGGTGCAATCACTTCAGGATTACGTGACGCGCCTGCATACTCACCGACAAGTCCTAATGTTGGTGATGATACAATTCCACCGTCTGCGAAGGCTGTTGCGCTTTGTGATTTAGCACTGTTCATTGATGTCTTTACTAATCCAAGCGCGACTCCAACCACAGCAGGTATCGCTAAGAATCCCCAAGGAATTGATGATGTCGACTCGACTGCGTTAGCTGTAGCAGCCGCAGCAGCAGCAAGTGCATAATTGGCTGCTATATCAAATATTGTTTCTCCTAGATTTGAGCTATACTCCTCCCAGCTTTGAGATCCCGAAGCTAGTGATTGACCTATAGCTAAACTCATTGTAGCGAATGACTGACTGAGTTCTTTGTTTTTATCTATTATGGTTTGGTATTCAGGTATAGAAAATTCAGTATCGATATTATCCATTGGAGTTAACTCTCCACCTTTTCCTCCTGCTACAATATTACCTATAAGATCACCTCTTGTTCCTCCTTCGTTCTGTAATACTTTAAGTGATAATCTCTCTATCTCAACCCATCTACCAAGCTCCTGATCATACAAGGCAATACGATCTCTTATAACACCATTTCTAGCGTCATCTTGTTTCTGCCAAAGTTCTCGCAGTCTCTGTTGATCTTTATCGAATATTATTTTAGCTTTAGCAGCTTCTTCTTTTATTTTTGCTTGTTTCTCAAGTTCCGCAGTTGCTTCTTCATTCATCTTAATGAACTTGAGCGGAGCGTTCATATCACCCACGTTCCCTTGTCCAAACACACCACCTTTCTCGAAGGCTTCAAGTGATGTTTTATAAGCGTCAGTTGCCTCTCTTGCTTTATCCATGTGCTTAGCCATTTCAAAAGCAACCTGACCTTGAGTAGTCATGTTTTTAATCAGGTACGAAAGTGTTATACCTAAACCTTTAAAACTCTCACCGAGCTTATTTCCGACATCTCCTGCTACAGCATTACCTGTTTTACCTGTGTTTCTTTTTCGTCCAGTATAATATTCAAAATCACGAATCGAATCCTTCTCTTTCTCTATACCGCTAAGAGCGTTTAATACCTCCGCTAATCCTTCTAGCGCGTTACCTACAAATGATCCGAAAGCTCCATCGCCTTTTTCTATAGTGAGTACTAATCCTTCCCAAGCTGAGTTAAGTAGTAATGTTTTGTTGGCTAACGATTCAAGTTGTGATTGTGCTACATTAGCTGCAACACCTGCTTCATATAAAGCTGCTGTATTCTCACTGATTAATCCTGCATTTTTAGCTAGAACAATAAATGAGCTAAGCGCGTATTTACCAACAGCATCGTCAGCAAACCCAAGAGCATCTGCTAAGAAATTGACATCACCTCCTGCCTCTTCAAATATCTGAGTCATCGTCTTGCCTGTTCGTGCAAGTTCTGTAAATATCCTTCTTAAGCTTGTTCCTGCGATTGATCCACGCAGTCCGTTGTCTGCTAGTATTCCTAACATAGCCGCAGTCTCTTCGATTGTAACTCCTGCTGCTGCTGCAAGTGGAGCTGCAAATTTCATTGCTTCACCGAATGTTTCTACTGTAAGTGCTGAGTTAATAAATGAGCTTGTCATCACATCTACTACTCTCCCCATCTCTGTGGTCTCTAACCCAAACGCACGAAGTGTAGCTGCTGATGTATCTGCTGCTGTAGATAGGTCAATACCTGCTGCCGCTGCTAAATCTAAGATAGCCGCAGTAGAGTTTTCTATCTCGGTTTGGTCAAAACCAAAACGCGCTAGGATTGTCTGAAGCTCTCCTACTTGATTTGCTGTAAATATTGTAGATCCGCCAAGCGAGATAGCTTGATCTTCTAATGCTTTTATATCCTTTCTTGTAGTCCTCAGTATAGCACTAAGACCAATCATTGCTTTGTCAAAAGCAACAATTCTTCTACCAACATCTTTAAGAATAGCAAGACCTGCAAAAGCACCACCAAATAAACCTACAGCTTTAGTAGCCATCTGAAGGTTTTTCTCATACCTAGAAATCTTCTGTCCCGAACGAACTAAAGCTCTATCAAACCCTTTGGTCTCTGCTGCGAGTAGTAACGTGAGTAAGCCTTTAACTGCCATTGTGCCTTTTTTTAAATCTTATTAATGCCTGCTCTGCTTCTTCTTGTGCTTTCTTTACTTCATCTTCGCTCTTGTAATTTCCATCAATAAGAGGAAGCTTTATCATATCTTCAGGCTTGAAATACTTCTTACGTGAAACCGTATTAAGCATCGTAGCCATTAAATGCCTAACTCGGTTCATTCCCATCTCCTGCTCGTATGCTCTGCCCTCTAACAGAAGCTCAAGCTCTCTTGGTGTTGAATCCCAAAACTCGGAAAAAGAAAGCCCAAATCGAGTAACGGCTCTCTTCTCCAAGTCAGGCAATGTCACTCCTTTTCAGAAGCAGCTTTTTTCTTGACACCAGTTGCTTTAACAAAATCGTCAAGCAGATCAGTAAGGAGTTTCATCAAGTCCTCATTGGACATTTTGAATAACTCATCACCAACCTGAAATTTATTCATATCACCAAGCTCGCTAGGATCGTAAATACGCAAAGAACAATAAACAACATCTCGCATCCATCCGTAAGGATCTTTATGAGATAAGTTGACTGCTTCTTGATAGCTAGTATCAGTGAGTCTTATAAGCTCACTTATAACGTTGTGAGTAACCTTAACTGTTAAGGTTTTCTCCTTGAAAAGTAACATTGCCATGTTCTTATGCGTTTACTCCTATTGTAACCTCGCCAGTACCTTTGAAATTCACAGAGTACGTTACGATATCATTAACTGGAGCAGATGCGCTCAAGCTATCGATATACGCTGTACCTGAGTAATTAGGATCTCCAGTCTCTGTTGTTCCCCAACTTACATTCATCAAAGTACCTGCTTTCCATGCAGTCACTAAATCTACCCAACCATAAGCTGAGTCAAAAGCTAGATTTCCATCAAGCGCCATTGACCAAGTTTGTTGAGAAGGTTTAACCTGCTCTGCACCATTATTATCCTTACACGTTGAATCAATCATGTTAGTACTGAAGTCAATACTAGCTGAAGTTGCACACGCTATAAGATCAGTATCAATTGAGATACCAACATCATTACCCGAAACCGTTCCTGTTGTTGCCATTGTTCTTTTATTTTTTTTTAATTTATAAATTCTTTTCTATATCGAGCTGTCCACTTTTAACAGTTGGTTTAGCAGCAGCTTTCTTTTTCTTTTTCTTTTTCTTCTCTCCACCACAAGGAGTATCACTATTAGATACAGCTATCTCATCCTGACAAATCTTAGCGGCCTCTGCTTTTGACATCACTATCTTCTGTCCTTTCTTGAACTTCACACCGTTGTACGTGTGGTCTTTTATTAGTTTAACTATCATTATACTTTAATTAAAGATTGATAACTATTTGTCTTAACGAAGTACCCTTGAGTACCGTCGTACATATCCTCAAGACCAACGTAGCGTAATGACATAAATGTCTGATCACGATACAGGTCAAGTAGTACTCGACACCTGTTTAGGATGTCTGAAATTTCTTTATAACTAAAAGCAACCGCAGTCACTCCAATGGTTAAGCTATCTATTGTTGAAGCCTCTTGTTTGCAGTCGTTTGGTGTCTTGAACAACTCGTCAATCAAGATGTAAGGAGCTTCTATCTCCTGATCAGAGTAACTCACATACACTTTGTCCCCAACCAAGTTAGAGATGACAGAATCGTTGATCAATATGGTTCTTATCGTTGCTAGCATTATCTGAATACTCCTTTATATTTAGCTTTCTTAGATTCCTTTACCATTGCTTTGACAAAGTCATCTCCAAAGTCACTTACTATGTGCGGCTCGAATCTTTCTTTTAATGGTTGTACGTAATTATTTCCACGAACTGCTTTCTTTTTGAACCCGTATGCCTTAGCGCCACTCTTGGCTCTAAAAGTAAAATAACTTAATCTCTTTTTTGACCTTCCTTTTGGTCTACGCTGAAGAGGTTTATCGTCCTGCTTCCACGCTTTAGTACCACGAACAACTAAGTGTTGATGATAAGCTCCGTTTCGGAATAGATGACCGATCCAAGTTGGTGTAACAAGAGTGTTATTACCACCGTATTTTATTGACGGTTTCATGCCGATAGTCTTATATAACGGCTTTGGATTGTGAGCTTTACTTGGATATTTACTCTTAGGAGTGTCTGCTTTTAATGCTTTTCTATATGCCTTTGTAGCGAATAAATAAGAAGCTTTTATCGCTGCATTCTTTTCTTTTGTACTCATCCAACGGATAAACTCTACAGCTTCTCTCATACCTACAAACTCGCCATGCATTGAAGCAAGTACGCTTTGGTGTGATTTGGATGTAAATACTTTAGTA